AGCACCCATTAAAATTCTTTTATCAGAATCTACTTCAGCAAGTTTAATTTCTATTTCTTTATTTAGTGCTACAAAGTTTTCTTCTATTGCAGGATTTTCTACAATAGAAATAGCTTCTACACCTGTAGCTTTATCATCATCTAATATTAATTCTACTATTCGCATTTTGTTTTTATTTTAAAATTAAATTTTATTGATTTTGTTTTAAATAGCGTTTTTTTGCGTTTTAAGGCACTTTATTTATTTTATATATTACCTGTTGTTTTTTTTTAGTTTGTTTATTAAATTAAAAATCCCTTTAAAATCAATACTTAACAGCGCAAGTTTTTATTTATAGTAATATGTTTTTTAATAGTTTTTATTTATCCTAATGTAGCTGAACGAATTATGTTTCTATCTAAACCTTGCGCAGTAGTTACGTTATTTGCTACTACATACGCTTGGACAGGTTGTTGTTCTCTATTGCTAATTGCACCTGCCAATTGATTTACACCTGTAGCACCTACTACGTTAAATTGCGGAGCATTACCACTACTTGCTGTCCCGCTTGGTGCATTACCACCACCTGCTCCACCACCACCTAAAGCGCTTAATGCTTTTGTTGTTGCTAAAACAGAAGAAGCAATACCTATACCTGCACTAACTTTATTTAAAGCTATTTCAGTTGCTGCTAAAGCCTGACCACCGGGAACTAAAGCATATTTTAAATTAGCTGCAGCATTTGCGGCATTTGTATTAATTAAAATTTTCGCTATACCTATTGCGTTTTCTGCTATAATAGCTGCTTTTTGAATACCTTTATTTTTTTCAAATAAATTTTTAATTAAACCTATTCCACCTTCAGCAACCGAAAATGAAGCATCTTGAATAGCTTTTTTTGCATCAGCTTCTGCTTTTGCATTTGCTATTTTTTTCTTTGAATTTTCTTCTTCTGCATCATAAGTTATTTTTTGATATTTTAAATTAACATCATTTAGTTCATTTAATTTAGCAGTTTCTAATGCAACAGTTGAAATACCTGCTTCTTTAGCTTTTTGTATTTGCGTATCGTATTTTTGATTTATTAATTCTAAATCTTTTTCTTGGTCTGTCATTAAAGCCAAGCGATTTCTTTCACGTGCATCTGATTCTGCTTTTAATAAAGCATCATATCTTGATTCCGCATCTTTTCCTAAATCACTTGCTCTTTTTTGTCTTTCATCGTAAGCCTTTTTTTCAGCTTCTTCTTGTATTTTTAATTGTTCTATTCTTGCATCGGCTGCTGCTTTTGCATCTGCTGATTCTTGGCGCAATAACATTTTACGTTGTTTATTCAACTTAATACCTGTCATTGCATTTTCAGTTTCTGCTTCGTTTAAAGCTATAGTAGCTTCACGAATTTCACCTTTCATTTTCTTTTCTGCTTCGCCACCTAATGCTACTGCTTTTTCTTTTAATATACGCAAATCTTCTGCTGCAATTCTTACTTTTTCTTTACTTGATTCTTTTTCTGCTTTTGTTACTTCTTCTAATGCCTTTTTCTTTGCAGCTATTGAAGCAGTTTCATCAGTTAATATTTCACGTGATTGTACAAGTAATTTATTTGTTTCAGATTGTACTACCGCTTGTACTTTTCGTGCTTTATCGTTTGCTTGTTGTTGTTTTTCTAAGTTCTTAATAATTTTAAATGTAGTTCCATCAGCAGCATTACCTAATTGTTTAAAAGATTCTGTAGCTTCTTTATTCGCATCTTTCATACTTTCCATTGCACCTGCAAAATCTAAAGTAATGAATTTATAAGCCGCAGTATATACGTTTATTAATGCCCTGCCTAAGCCAAATAAAGCATCTTTTACTTGTGTACCAACTGCGCTAATTCCTGCAAAAATTGTTTTTAATTCTTTACCACCTGCTACACTACTTTGAAAAGCCTCATATAGAAATTTAGCAGTAATAACAATACCTGCTAAAATAGCGCCAATAGGGTTGGCGACCATTTCCCACATTTTAAGTATTAAACCATTTGCACCTTTTACTGCTGCACCAAACGCAGGATTTAGTTTGCCTACACCATCACCAATAGCGTTAATAGTGCCTTCAACTTTAGACATTCCTGTAACACTTTGCGTAGTTTCTTTAGCTTGGTTACTTACTTCTTTTAATCCTGTTTTAAACCTTCCAAGACCTGAATTAGCATTGTCTAAGTTTGTTTTTACTTGTAATTCAATTACCTTTATTTCAGACATTTTAATTCCCTTTTAAGTTGTGTAAATCCTTTTTTAAATGTTTTAGGTAGTTCGTATTTACCTTTAGCAATTTCTATTAATTCGCTTTGTCCGTAATGCTCTGTGCATTGCAGAAGTTCTAATATTTGTTTAAGCATATTGTATTACAGGTATTTGTATTATAGTTCCAACTCCGTTTTTAAAGTATTCTAATACTACAAAATCACTTCTATCGGCTGCCGTTGCATTTGCAGGAATAGTTACATTTAATAATATATCAGCATCGTTATCAGTTGTTAGTGGGTAACTTAAAAAGTCTGTAGATAGTTTTACATCAAATGTATCGTAGTTGTTTTTGTATATTATAAATTGAACTACTTGTGCCGTGTTATCTACTTGTAAAAAAGGTATGTTAGAAAATCTTAAATATGTTGTATTCTGCAATATATCCCTGAAATCGTTTAGTAGTTCTAATTCTACTTCACCTGTTGTTAAATCAGTTGTAAGTGTGTTTATAATATATCGTTTATTAGAAACTATTACCCTATCATTTAGTTTAATTGAAGCTAATAAATAAGGATTAAAATTTCCTTTTGCTTTTATTACCCTTGTGCGTTGGTTGTATAAGTTGTTTATGTATTGACTATAAAACTGCTGATATAATCCATTAGGTGCAAATGTTAAATTCCATACTGAATTTTCTACACCCCAATTTAAAGTTTGTAAGTATGATAAATCACTTGCCGCTAATTGTATTTCATTTGAAAAACGTGTGTAATTAAAATCTCCAAAATCATTACCCAAACCATCAATCATATACCAATATGCGCCCAAATCACTTAAACCATTATCGTACATTAAAACAGGTTTAGGTGTATATGGGTTTTGGTCTTTATCCCACATCGTAGTAGTTAGAAAGTTTTCGCCTGTTGTACGTTCCCAAATTACATCTTCAAAAGGTGTTTTAACTTCGTAATTTTCTGTAAACGCTGAATTAGGATTTTCAAAAAACACATCGCCATATTCTTGGTTATTGTTTGCACTTCTATAAAAATTATTTAAAACATTTTCTGAAGTTTCGTGTTTAAAATCAATCCGTTTAAATAGTTTAGGTTTACCTATTTCTAATTCATTTGCCTGAATAAATTTAGTAATGTCTATTGTATCGCCATCCTGATACCATTTTTCTAAAGGTAAAAACTCAAATGTATTTTCAGCAGTAGGTACAATTACCATATTAAACATTTTAACTAAACCTGTTATAAAATCAGTAACCGTTATATCAGGTACATAGTTTCTAATATTCAAGTTAGCTAAAGTAGTTTGTGATGTTCCAAACGCTCGGTGTGTAGCTGAATAAATATCACCATCAATTATTTTAGTATATGAACTAATTATTGTACTTGTAAAAGTTACAGGGCCTAAATCTGAATTTATAAAAAATGTAAAATTGTAAACATCTGTAAAAAAATCACCTACATTTAAAAATTGTAGCGCTTGTGTTCCACTTTGATTTAAGAAACTAACAAATGGTTGTCCATTATTATAAACGTGTACATTGTAATCTGTTGAACTTGTTGTTATTTGTATATTGAACCTGTTTGATTGCGGGAAGTCAGTAATGTAACTACTCGACAATCCTTCCATATAAATTTGTCTGCGTTGTACGTTTAAAGTATCGGTAGTTAAGTTATATTCTGTACCTATTGCAGGTGTTCCTGTTTGGCTTGTTAAATTAATTCTCATTAATTCAGTTGAAACTCTTAATGTTTCAGAATTTTTACAATACAAAAACAATTTACTAAAAGTTTGACTATTTAAAAACTCACCTGTAAATTCTAATCCGTATGCTGATTGTATGTACTCTAAAATCTTTGTAACTCTAATTGCAGGGAATAACTCCTGATAGTTAATGCCACCACTTAATAAAGCAATATCGTTTACAATATCGCCTGTATTAAATTCAAACCTACGTGTGCTACCCGATAATGGAAAGGCTACATCAAGTGTAGGTGAACTTGTACATCTACTGAATACGTTTGTTAATGTGTAGCCAAAGTTTAATTGATTGTAATAGCTTACGTTATTTTCGTTTGCTAATGTGTTTAATTTATCAGCCTTGAACTTGTCTTTTAACTGAACTAAGTTACCAACAAAATTAATTGTATAAGATTCTATAAAACCATTTTTCTTATTGGCTTTGTCCATTGTAAATTTACCATCTCGAAAAGGAATAGTATCTATTTCAATAAATCCGAAATACTTTATTCTATGGTCGAAAGCACCATCTACATCTTGTGGGTTTTCTAAGTTTGTTTCACCTACTGCTGATTCGTACCAATGGCGTAAAATAGCGTTGTTATGTTTACTTGCAGGAATTGTAAAGCTATTTGAATAATCCGTAAACAGCTTCCCTAAATCGCTAAAATTCTGTATGCTTGAAACGACTGAAATTTTTTCATCGCCAAACAATTCAATTCTATTTGCTACACCATCAACGTAAATATATATTTCTACACTTTGCATTATACTACATCGTTTATTAGATTGTAAGAATATGTAAACTCAACTTCGTAATTAATCATCTTATCCATTAAACCTGTTTTAATAGGCATAGATTTAGTTTTAATGTTAGCAGGTTTGTTATCTAATAAAATGGTTTCTGAAGCCATTAAATCAAACATCAAATCAGAATAGTTTTCATCTACCCAACCTGTGTTTAGTTTAACACTTTGCGTTCCATTAAAATTAAATTGTTGTGTTTGATTCCTTAACGGATTGTAATCCCAAAAATCAGGTAGTAATCTAAATTCACTATTCTTAACTTCTACGTTATTTGTTTGTGCTTTAAAAAATGTAAGAAATTGCCATCCACCAAATCTGTTTATAAATTCACAAATTACAGGGGTGTATTTAGATTCACACACAGGTAAAAAAGTAACTGTAGGTTGTAGTGTGCCTGTTAATTCTGATTCTATTATTATATCGTTTCCAAAATTATGGTCTGCTATTCCTGCATCTTTAGCAGGTATCATAAAAATATATGTATCAGCAGCAAACGAATCGTCTAATAGTACTTGTGTGCTTGAAGTATTAGTTCTTCTATTTGTCCACTTTGCTTCAGTTAGTGAAACTCCATCGTGTTCAATTAATACGTTAAAGTATGGTAATTTATCCTGCGCTAAAGTTTCGTTATAATACTGCGTAATTGTAGGATTAGTTAAATAAACAATAGGTGCAGTTGTATCTTGATTTGCACCACCTAAATAATTATTAAACCCACTTACACCAATGTAATTAATTTCACGTACAAGCACCCACGTTTTATCGTCTGCAACATTATAATACCATTCAGCACGTACATAAACCCACATATCATTTTCATCTTCGTGAGCGTAAGACCTTGTGAACGCATCTATTGTTTCTATTTGTTCTGCAATATAAGGTGATATATTAAACACAATTAAAGGTTGCGTTGTAGAAGGTATTTTCTTTTCAATAGTGTATGTAGGTGTAGCAGGTTCTGTTTCACCTTTATTCCAAATAAATAATCTTAATTGTGCTGCTACTTGGTCTACTTCTTCTACTTCTACAAAGTATGGTGAACGTGCATTTATTACTTTCATTATTTTATGTCTTTTAAACTTGTTTTCATTAAATCTTCTACATCTAATGCGAATCCTTTTATCAAATCTTCTGTTATGTATTTCTTATATCCTGCTTCAAATGGTTTTGTAAAAAATAAACTTGGTCTTATTCCTTTATTATAAATACTGCGTGTAATCATAAATGCAGTAGATTCATAAGACATAAATTTACCGTCTTTCTTTTTAAATTGTATTCTACGTGCTTTTACCCATTTGTTTATTCCTTCAGTTAATCCACCTTTTTTTCCTGTACCTGAACCAAATTTAAACGGTGAGTTTGGTGCTTTTAATGAACTTAATTTACCCTTTACTCCTTTGTCTTGATATTGGCCATATTCAGGCATTTCAAAATAAACACCTATTGAATTAGGCATTGCTTTTACTTCACCTCTTAATTGGCTATACAAATTGCTTGTAACGTTCTTACCGCCTTTAGTTAGATTAGTTCTACTTTGTTGTATTACGTAATCCCTAAAGCGTTCTAATGTCTTTTGTGTATTTACTAAATTATACGCCATTAACAGATAGTTGTATCGTTTGCTGCTTCTACGTTAAATGTAATTGTCCAACCTACTAACTTGTTTTCGAATCTATCACTAAACGCTTCGTAATTTGCATTGCCATTTAATTGAAATCCTAAGGTGTATAAATCGCCTCTACGCATTGATTCAACAAATCTTTTACCTACTTCAAATTGCGTGTTAAATATATCCTGCTCGTTATCGTTATCTAACCATAAATCAGTAGATTCATCCGGTGAAATATCGCAAACATCCATAAGCAATACAGAAACATTAAATAGGTTTGTATTACCACTTGCTGATTCTGCTACACTATTTACAATAACGTGTGCTAAAGGGAATATAGTACGCTTGTTTAAATCTACGTTGAATATATCACCTGTAGAACAGTTGTTTACTATACCATCTTGTAGTAGTGAATCTCTTAGTGCTTCTGTAACTTTATAATATGTTTTCATTTCTTCTTAGTTGTTGTGCTTCTAATTCGTTTTTTTCTTTTTCAAATGTTAAATATGTTAAACAGGTTGTAAGCCGAAGTTTTGAAATTTCATCAAATCTTCTAATGTCTCCCTGAGCAAGACCATAGTAGGAACTATACCAACTCCATTCGCGTCCAAACTGTGCTTCTCGGCTAAATCCATCAGAGCTTTGTCCTTCTCCAAATAATTCAGGGTAGACATCAACAATGCGTTGCCTAAATGATAAAAAAAAACCATTGCACCTAAAGCTACATCTAAAGGCATTTGCAACATTGCTTCTGCATATTCTGCTGAACCTTTGTATTCTTCTATTAGGTATTTCTTGTTTAGCTTGTTTATTACAGGTCTGTATAAAACTGCCATTGCTTTGTGCATATTATCCCAATCAGAAATATATGTTTCTAAATCGGTATATTCTCCTAAACTGATTTCGTCTAAATTAGGAATAAAACCAAACTCTAAACCATTGTGTTTAAATGTTTGAATTAATGGATAGTTGTTATTGAACATTTCGCCTAACTTATTTGTTATTGCGTTAATATCCTTTAACTTCATTAGTGATATTTCTTTTAGTGAAACATTACAAAATATTTCAATCATCTTGTGCTGCAAAAAATCACCTTCAGGATTTGATTTAGCTATACTTGTAAATCTTTGGTATTGTTCTAATGTTATTTCTTTTAAAGATGTAGGTATAGAAATTTCTAACTTCATAAAGTTTTTTATTTAATAATAACTTTTATGTGAAATTGTATTAAACAAAATAGCAAAGCTATTGAAACAGAAAAAGGGTAACATTTCTGCTACCCTAATTCCGACTATTTAACCAACCAATTTTAAAAGTCAGTACAGGATTCGAACCTGTATCTATTGAACTTAATCAATATGTTTCCCTATGGTGGTATTTATTCCCACTTACACCAACTGACTAAACTTTATTTATTAAAATACTCTATCCAAAAATCTCGAAGTGATTGTGATATTTGTGCGTATGGAATCCATACATCGTTTCCTTCGTTTACCTTTAATTCTATTCTGCGTTCTAAAGACATCTCAGGCATTTCTTCTACCTTGTAAATGCGTTTACATACGTTCTTAGAATTAAACGTAATAAGCGCATCGTAAATACCTGTAGCATCTATTGTAGTTTCTGAATCAAAACATTCATCAGCGTATTCTGTGTAGTAACTTATTCTGTATGTTCTCATATTGTTCTTTGTTTTTGTTTCAACAAATGTAAACAAGTTATTTATACAAATTACATTTTAACAAATATTTAACTATTCAAATAGGCTACTGCTATTTCGTACATCTTATGCATTAGCTTTATTTCACCAATGTTTCTTGGCAAAGCAATATCTACTTCTACGTTTTTAACGTGATGTATGTAGCATTGTATAGTAGCTATGAATTGGCCGTATGTCATTTAATAAACAAAGTAATTACCCTTGTTTTTATTTTCTAATTGGTAGGTAACGCAATAACGTAATGGGTCAAGTAAATGGTTGTGCGCATCTTGTGGAGTTTTAGATTTCTTTTCTAACCAACAGTAGTTATTTAGTTCCCTGATTAAATTAATAGATTCAGGTGATACTATCAAATCGTAATCTTGTAAAATGCTAATACCATACGTTACTGAATCAGGCCCTTTAACTGCGGGTACAATATTTAAACCTAATGTTTGTAGTTCACTAATTAATCTTGGTTCTGCTGAATCAGCAACTATTAACGCATCGTTTGCGTGCTGCTTGTTTAAACTGTATATCTGAGACGTTGTTAAACCTTTTAAGTAAAACCTTTCATTGATATAAATACGTTTGTTAGATGTGTCTATATTACATTCTAATAGTGTTGATTCATCTGCTGCAAATCCGTAATCTTGACCAAAGATAGATTTACCTATTTGTTTGTATTCGCCTATTGTCCAATTAGTAAATATAACTCCTTCTGCTTTGTCTAACCAACCACCTAATATTTGATGTTTATACTTTTCTGGTCTACGCTTTTTTATGTTTTCTACTTGACTTATGAAAGACTCAGATAGATTTTCTATGTTATCTAAGTATGTAGTGTGTATGTATGTAGTATCACCTTTTATTAAATTGCTTCCTGCTTGTACTCCTTTATCTTCAAAGAACTTTTTATAAATGAAGTGTTCTTTTGTTGCAGGATTTAATACTAATAAAACTCTATTGTGTATTCCTTTTGTTCTTATACTAAAATCAATCTTTTCAAATGTTTCTTCATCTGTTAGTTCTTCTGCTTCATCTAATACCCAAGTAGTAACTCCAGCTAATGATTTTAAAGATGCTGTTTGTACACCACTACTTGTCTTGATACCCTTAAATAGAATCTTAGACCCTGTTTTAAGATTTACTATTTCATCCTTAGTTATATAAAAATCGTTGCTTAGATTAGCCCTATCAATCTTGTCTATAAACTCTGGTATAATAGAAATGTTTGCTGATGTTAAAGTATATCTTGTAAATAATATAACGTGTCCTGATTCATAAGTAAGTAATAATAGAAATGAGTTCAAAGAATATGATTTCCCTGAACCCCTTCCACCTGTTATTACAAAGTATCTACTATCTGAACCAAGTAAATTATATTTCTGATTTATTGCTATTCCCAACTTTGAAGATGTCTTTTATATTAAAATCATTTACGTTGTGTGTAGCTTCTATAATTTCTTTTGGTTTGCCGAATATGTGTTCAGCTATAAACAACTGCCCACGTTGTGAATCCATCAAAGTAGTTTTAACAAATTCAATCTTTGTTTCTTCTTCAGTTTCTTTATTGTAAAGTTCACCTAATGCTTTTAGAAAAATGTTGTTTACTTTTTCTTCTTCTACTTTTGATTTACGGCCTGCGTTTTTATTACCACCGTTAAATTTTCTTCTATCTTCCATATCAAATAAGTAATTATTAATGAAATAAAAATAATCTATTTTACTTTTTGTTTCTATCGTTATAATTAATTAAGTAATACCATAACCAAATTAGTTTTGGCCTTATAAATTCGTACATCAGTAATATGAATAAGTATATCATAATTCATCTTTTAAGTAATGTTTAATTTCTATATAAATTTGAAACACAAATATAAGTAAAGCTAATATAAAACCTATAGCTACGCAACTAACTATTATTGCAATTAAAATATCAATATATTCGTTCATATTATTTATTGTAAAGTTGTTTAAGTTCTTTTCCTATTTCTATCCATTCTGGATAACCTTGTTTTATGTAACCACTTACTACAAATCGTAAATAGTCTTTAGTGTATTTCTTATGTAGTAGTTCTGCTCTTTCTTTTGATGTACTCATATCTTTCTTTTGCTATTTATATCTACTAATTGGTTTAATCTAAACAAAAACAATTCGTGGTGTTCTGTGCCTTCAAATCTATGCAATAATATTTTAATATTTTGTATTGTTGCTTGCTCATCCAATAGTAACTGTTTCTTTAATCTTTCATTCTCTATTTGCAAATCTATTAATTCGCCTTGTAAGCGGTTAATTTGTTTGCGCAGTAAATCTATGTCAGTTGAATCTATTTGTTTGTCAAACATCTTTAAAATGCGTTCCTTGTACTTATTTAGTGTTGGGTTGTATCTTACAAGCATATCCCATTGATTTAAACCGTGTATAACTGTAGCGTGATTCTTATTTACTGATTTACCTATTTGTTTTAAAGTTGTTTTAGGTGTTATTTCTTTTATTAGTGTGTAATATAAACTACGTGCTTCTACCTGCTCACGTGTACGTGTAGTATCATCTACATTTATGTTAGTTTGTTGTAATACTAATTCTTTTATTTTATCGTTTATTTCCATTTTAATTTCTTTGTTTTTATTTCTTGCTTTTTTGCTTCATCAAATAAGATGTGAAATCTAATTACTTCTACTGCTAAATGTACACCCTGACAAACTTCAAATAGTTGTAAATCTTCGTAGTGTTTTATAACTTCACGTAGTTCTTCTAAACTCATTCCTTGTTCGTATTCGTATATCGCAAGGTTATAATGTTCAGCAGTAATTTCTTTCATTAATCTTTTTTAAATGTTCCGTTTTCCATTTTGCCAGTGCGTTTAGAAATAACATTATAAGCAGACAAAATACAGTCTTCAATATTATAACCAGCTAACTTAGATAAATTAGTCAACACAACTACACAATCTCCAATAGCATCTATAATCTCTTCTTTATCATTAGTTAATAATGCTTTAGCTAATTCACCAGCTTCTTCTTGTAATTTAATGTACTGAGTTTTAACATCGCCTTTTTCAAATATACCTTTATTAGATGCCCATTCTCTTATGTTCTTAAATATATCTAATTCATTTGTTTTACTTGAATTCACGTAATTCAATAAAGCTTGTATATAAACAAATCTTTCTTTATTTCGATGTGATTCACTATTGTTATTTAATATCCATTCTATTGTTTGATCATTTAATTCAATATGAGTTCCATCAAGTAACTCTATTATTTGTGGAAATTTATATCCAATAAACTTACTATCATTAGTATTTCTAAATGTAATTGTTCTTTCAGTGATGTGTAGCATTTTTTTTTGTGTTAATTTTAAATATGAATTTTTATCTAATTTGTATTTGAATATGTTTTGATAATATAACTCAGCTATTGAAGCATTTAATATATCTCTAGTTTTATATAATACTTCGTAGTCTTTAAATCCTTGAACTAATTCAACTCTTTTTTTTAAATCAGTAGTGCAACCTACTTTTACTCCTTTTATATGGTAAATATAATAGTACATGACTAAGCTTTTTTACCACACATAGGATAAACATAAGAAACATACTTAGTTCCTTTTTTTATGACTTTATTATTCTTAAATTTAATATCATCAGTAGCTATACTTTCTATTCTACTATAATAACCGATAGTATCTCTATCATTTTCAATAATACTTATACTACCAATATATTTATTATCAACATGATATTCTATAAAAAATCCTAAATCTTCGAATACTTGTGCCATTTTTATTTATTTTATCTTACAAATATACTAATTATTATATACTTATTTACAAGTTATTTACATTTTAACATAAGTTTAACACTTTTGTTTGTCATAATGTCTTTCATATATATGTAAATTTTGAGCATAGTGTGTATAAAAACCTTGTTGAACATTTAAAGATTTACTTACTAATTCATGCAATTTTAAAAATGTATAAGCATCATTGCAAAAACCAAACCATAAATCATTACTTCTCATTAAAACAGTCATATGAAGTTTATCTGAATCAGGTGTAAAGTAAAACTGAATTGACAATGTGCAAGGAGTATCTTTAGAATACTCTGAGTGTTCTTTACCATCGTAGATAGATATCAATGCACGACGAGAATATTTATCCCTCTTAAGTTCTTTAATTACATATTCTAATTGATTGTTTCTACTCCATTGCCAACCATAGTTTGAATTAACATAACCACGTTCATCCATGTGATTGTACCAAATTTTAGCTACTTTAGCTATTTCAACAGCGCTTCTATCTTTACTTAAATACCATTCCCATTCTTTCTCAGCATAATCTAACTTAAAATTTCTAAAATTAGATTTAACTATTTTTTGAGATGTATCTAATATAGTAAACATTTGATTGTATAATGCTTTTGTTCCTGTTTCTTTTTGAGGTACTTGACTATCTATTTTTTCGTAATAGTATTCAAAAGCTTCTGTTATTGTATTGAATTGCCACATATATTTTCTTTTCTAATTGGATATTTGTATTTGTTATCTGTGAACCAATATATTAATTCACCTTCTTTTTCTATTATTTCATAAAGTCTACAATGTAAAATCTCACCAGCAAACTTAAAATAGTAAAAATTGTTCTTTAATAGTTCCATTTGTTTGTATGTTTAATTCGTAATTGCCTTGTTCAAATATTCTTTTTAATTCTAATTGTTGTAAATCAATTAATTCTTTTGAATATAAACTACATAATTTTTTAATATCATTTGTATTTTTAACATACAAAACATTTTTAAGAACTTCATTTTTAATTAATTCTTTATTAGGATCATAGTCTATATCTATAGCACATAAAGTACTTGACGCTAATGTTTCATACAATCTAAATGTAGCTATATTGTTTTCATGTTCTTTGTCTCCAATAATCAAACTACAAATGCTTTTATCAATAACTGATTTTAATTCATTATGAGATACTTTATTCATAAAAGTTGAATCAATTTTGTTTGTCTTATATCCAACTAACAAATTTCTTTTAGAACTTTCAACAAACTTGTTTATTTTCTTTTCTCTATGACTTCCTCTTTTATCTCCATAATAAATCAAATCAAATTCTTTGTTTTCTAAATCTATAAAACTAGAATACTTAGTGTCATTTTTAAAAATGTAAGTAAAAAAATCTAAGTTCATTATTTTTCTATTTTCATTTTCATTAAAGAACTTATTCAAATATTTCCCTTGAAAACAAAAAGTAGCGTTTTCAAATATATAATTCCAATGATCAATATATTCTTCACACAATCCAAATCTATTAAAAACTACCTCAGCTGGATTTTGAGGTTTAATTCTAGGATCGTTAACTAACACATAAAAATTCTTATGTTTTAAATTACCAATGTTTTTCATAAACTTTACAATGTATTCATCTAAAACTCCACCAAAAAAATTTATTGGTGCTAATTGTAAAAATATATTTTCAGTTGAATCTAAATTTGTAGTTATATCCTTAAAGAATGTAATGTCTTTATTTGTTCTTCCTTTTTTTCCAATTATATCTAAATCTAAATTATTTTCAATAAACAATTTCTTAAGATATACTATTTCTAAACCTCTATGGTTATTTAAACTATACTGAGGATTCGATAATGATGTTACTATATTCATACTATTTATTATTATAATTATTTAAACTACCTAAATAAGCTACTGCATCAAGTAGATTATCTTCTTTATGATTATAAGACTGTCTAGATAACTTTAAAGCCACAAGGCATAGATACATATCACCAGCTGTTATATTTTTACCCGTGCAACCTGAAGCTATCATAGCTGCTCTTTCCATACCTTCTTCAAAAGGTCCATACATACGTTCTTTTTCTTCAGAACGTAAATTAATAATTCTGTTTGCTTCTTCTAAAATGTTCATTGTTTAATAATTTAATTTGTTCTTAATTTTAACAAGTTATAGCATTCAATATAACGTTGTTTTGCTTTTCCTTTGTGTAATTTTTTAAATAATTCGTAAACCTTTTTAGTATATGAGTAACTTGATTTGCAATTAACAAATAGCTTTTCAGCGTATTTTTTACCATAACCTTTACAATATTGTACGTTGTCTGCTCCATCACCAATGATCATTTGCTCGTAAAAATTATAAATAGCTTGATCTTCAGAAATGTCATATACGCATTTATGGTTATAATGATAATTATAAATCAAAGCAGGGAATTGCTTATAATCCTTGTCTAAAGAAATGATCATAACGTTTTCCCTACCATGTTCATTAGATAATTTATACCAATACCTAGCAACCATATCATCAGTCTCAACACCATAACCTATTATTGAATTATAATTATTTTTCACGAAATCATGCATTTCATTTAATAAAGGTGGCAATTCAGAATTAATTCTATTAGCTTTATATTTTGGAGATATATATTTTCTAAAATTACCTTTTGATCCTGAAAAAACTAATACTTCATTTATTTCATATAACTCTTCTAAATGATTTATAATGCTCATAAATCCCTCGTCAAATTTATGTATAGATTCTTCTATATTGGTATAAAATTTATCACCAGGATTATCTTCTTGTCTTTTCAAACAACTAGCAAATATTAAGCTATCAGCATCAAATAATAATATCATTGTCTTATTTTTAATTGATTTAAATCATCCATTGTTTCATCGTAGTTCAATACTTGTTTAATTTCTTCAAAGTAGGCATATTCTATTTGCCATAAAGATTCTAATTCAGTTTTAATTTTAGTTAGTTTGTTAAAACTAAATGAATCTCGTGTTGTACTTGCTAAATCAGTTAGCAGTTGTAGTTCGTTTAAAATTTCTGTTTTTGTCATTGTTATTTGTTTTTAAATTATAAGCAAATATAAACAAGTTGTTAATATAAAATACATTTTAACAAAACTTTAACATTTAAAAAAAAGGTAGCTAATTGCTACCCTTATCTCTTAATTGTTGTTGTAAAATTCTAATTTTATCATTTAGCTTTTCATCATTGCCACCTTTTAAATATAGTTGTTCTCGTTTCTTAAGTAGCTGCGTTAATTTAAATTCTAATTCTAATTTTTCAAATACTATTTGTTCAGTTCTATCCATTTTGCTTGTTCTTTTCTAGCATGTGTTAATTCTCTTTCTAAATAATCTATTGCTTTTTCTAAGTCTTTTATTTGGTTATCTTTCTTTCTTGCACGTGCTACATATTTAATCACGTTACCTTCATTAAAGTTTAAATCATAATCTTTTACAAAATCTATTACATCGTAACTTTTGTTGTTATCGTAGTGAAGTGGTGTCATTTTTTAAATCTTTTTGAGTGTTGTGTGTAAAGTTCCATTATCTTTTTGTCAGCTTCAAATTGGCTAAATTCTTTTCTAACCTTATTTTCTTCTAAATAAATTACCGTATATAAATCTTTTAAACTGTACTTGCTAATCCAGTATTTATTTTTTTTTTGTTGGTACAACAACATAAGCCAAATTATTTTGATGGCAAATTCTCATATCATTAAGTTCTTTATAATTAGGGTAAAATCTTACATCTTGCTTTTTAAACATTTATTCTTAAAAATTCTGCCTGTGCATATTGAGCAAACCATTCTTTGTTTTCTTTGTATTTATCAATTACTGCATTTATCATTACAAGTTCATCTATAGTAGAAGTTTGCAATTTGCTTATAATATCATCTATTGCATTTAAAATATTTGTAGTCATTTCTGCATCAGTTTTATAAATCGTCGCGTACTCTGTTCTAACCACTTCTTCTAAATCTTTGTTTAAAGAATTTATTTTGTGTTTTATCTGTTGCTTATATTGCTTTGTAAAGAATAAATTTTCATTTGATTCAAGTAATAACTGCGATAGTAAAACTGATTTTAGGTATTCTAATTGTATTGGATTTTCTTTCATTTTAATTTTCATATTCGTTATAGACTTTTTTGATTTCAGCTATTCTATCTCTCCAACAAGAACCACAATTTGAATTTTCTATTTTTTTATTAAAAATTCTATAATAAATATCTATTAACTTGTACTGCTGATTAACTGTTAATTGGTCTTTAACAACGATAAAGAAATTAGTTAAATAGTTATAATCTTCTTCGTTTAAACAATTTGGTTTGTGATATGGAAATAATTTATTTAAAACTTCTTTTCTTTTGTCGCATCCACAATCTACACCGGTAGCTTTGCTAAACTTTTCTACTACTGCTTTAATTCCTGTTGCTTCTGTGATTTGTTCTATTGTATCACCTAAACCTGCTGCTTTTTTTCTACGTGCCATAATTTTTAGTTTTAGTAAATTCCGTTATAATCGTTATTAATGTAATCCTGATAATCTTTATTGAATTTAGTATTTAATATTTCTTTATAGTTTTTTATTGAATTAAAAATTGAAATTAAACTTATGTTTGTTTCTTTTGCTATATCACGCATCGACATATCAGAATCTCTATAAAGTTTAAATAGTTTTTCATCGTACCAATGCCAATTTTTTATTTCTTTATCTATTAGCAAACAAATATCATTATAAGCATTGTGTTCATCTAAATTAGAATCATCAAACAAAGTAAACTGTTCATCTATAGAAACTTTATTTATTTTCATTTTTTTGTTATAGTACTGAAAGAATAAACTTTTTAAAGTAAAAAACACATAACCTTTCCTTACATTGCCTGAGGCATCTATAATCTTTGTAGCATCTGCATACTTGTACAAAGCAATATAAGTTTCTTGTACAATATCTTCTGCATAGTCATATTCACCAAACGAATTAATTATCTTAATCCATTCATTGTGGTGCTGTGCTACTTGGTTGAGCCATTTGTTGTCCATACGAAAGAAAATGAAATTACAAATAAAAGCACTTGTATAGTATGTTCTACTTCATCTTCAAAATCATCATCATTATATAATGCACCAAGCATTACACCTTTAATTGGAGTTATAATAATTTCGCAGTCTACAAACTGAAATACTATTAAACAAATTAAGCAAAAGCAAACAAGAAATAAAATCATAATTAAAACATTTTAGCGGTTATACGTGCTTCTTTTCGTTCACGTTGTATCGGTTTAATTTGAAAGTTAACGGTTATATCAGTTAGTGTTTCATCTTTATCTTGCAATCCGGTAATTACTTCTTCGAGCGCAATGTAATCAAATTTAGATTCTGTATTACACAATCTTTCAATTAAATGTAAATCAACCTGTAATGTTCTAAAGTAATGCAGCATTTCACAATTATCACACCAATGTAATTCCATACGTGCTGCTTCTGTTTTTAGTTCCTGAATTTTGTTTTCTATTTGCATCTTAAAATACTCCTTTTAATATATCGTATAAATTACCTTCTACTTGTGGTAAACCTGCTTTGTTTACTTTAAAACTAAAGTTTTCAAAACTTGTGTTTCTACTTCTTTTACACGACACGGTTACTAATTCTTTATTGACTGTGTTTAGTTCTAATTGAATCTGTGTTTCTGCTTTTTTTTCTAATGCTGAACCTAAATGCCCTGTAGGTTTATCAGTTCCAAAGTTTGAGTGAATAACAGTTACTATGTGGCAGTGTAATTCTTTTGTCCATTTCATTAGTTTCTGCACTACTAAATTAGATTCTTCTATGTTGTTTACATCTGAACATAAATCTGCAATACCATCTATAATTACTAAACCTATTTCTTTACCTTCTAACTTTTCATAAAGGCAATATTCTATAAAATCTATTCTACATTTTGCGCTTAATTGCCTTAATGCGTAAGTGTGATAGTTTTCTATTTTATTACCACTCATTTCCATAGGTCTTTTAAAAACTAAAGAAGCATGAAAGTTTCCTTGCTCAGTATCAAAATGAATTAAATGTTTATTTTGTCTAAAACCTTTTAAATCACCTGATATTCCGTTTATTTCATCGTTTAAATATACTGCTGATAATAAACTAATAAAAAATGTTTTTTTGCTTTTAGGTGGTGCTTGTACAAAGCTAAAGTTACCATAAGTTCCTACAGGAATAGGATATTCAATTACACCATCTTTTGTTTCAAATTGTTTAGTTCCAAATGAAATAGCAGGTAACGGATAATCTATTTTTTCTAAAGGGTTTATGTAACATTCTTCTTCATACAATTGCATTATTAATCTGTGTGCGTCTTTGTCTATCGTCATTTGTCTTTATTAAAAAAGGGGCTTTTACACCCCTATTAAATCTAAAATGGTAAATCATTATCATCGTTTTGGCTTGCGTTAAATTGCTGTGCCATATCACCATTTAATTTACCTGTAGCTTTTACTTCTTGCTTTGTAGCAGTTGTTACTTTACCATCAGTCCAAACTACTTTACCATTTCCAAGATAGTTTTTAGCTTTTTTAGCTTCACGTTCTTCTTGTGTTTGTGAATCAGTTATAGAAACATTTTGTCCCCATTGGTTTGTTTCATCACTAATTGAAATTGTGCCGTTATAATATACTGCACCATCTTTACCAATTACAAATTTTTCTTTTGGTAGTTTATCTACCCTTAAACTAAAATTAATTAATGTACTCATATTTACTTGATTTTTAAAAGTTCTTCTTTTACTGATTTTGCTAATTTATATTTATTTTCTATCGTTGCAATATTACCACCTTTTTTTAAATATTCAATAGCTTGATTAAATTCAGGTGTATTTTTGTTTAACCACTTTTCTTCTGTAGCAGTTGTAGCGTTTTTTGCACCAACTTCTTTTCCGTGTGAATTAGTAGCATCAGCATCTTGTGTATCGTCAATTAGTAACAGGTTGCCTAATGCATACTTTTTACCATAAGATGAAGCAGAACCAAACTGCTGCGGAACTTGCATTCCTTTTTGTTGTAAATCTACACCTACAATTGCAGTAGCTTCTATTTCGTTAATTTCGTTGTTATCGTGAATAGTAGCAGTAGAAACAATAATTGGTGTAGTTTCAAATATTACACTTACTTCTTCACGAATAGTAAAGTAAACACCGTACTTTTCGTTAAATGGTTTTAAACCTTCTAATATATCTTCAGCACTTCTAAAGTTATATTTACCAAATGAATTAAATCTACTTTTATTCGATTTAAACTCCACTTGAATTTTTGATAGCTTTTCAGCTAAAGTTAATTTAGTCATTTTGTTCTTGTTTTAATTGATAAATCTGTTGTTTAATTATTCTTTTGTAATCTGTTGGGCAATCATCAGCTGCTAATTCAAAGCAGTAAGTTTCTAACTGTGATAGTAAACTATTGATTTTGCAAACATTTCTTTGTAATGCTTCAATTTGAAATCTTTGGTAATCTATTAAATCTTTCATTAGTATCTAAAAATTATTTGTAATAAAAAATACATTGCTGCTATAAAGCAAAATGTGTATTGGTACTCGGCCTTCTGAATAAAGTTTTTAAAAAATGTTTTCATAATTTGTTATTTGTTATTGTTTGATAGAGCAAATGTATATTAAAAAAGTATATACTAATTTTTTTTAACAAAACTTTAACTTTTAAGTAAAAAAAAGGGTAGCTTTTACACTACCCGATTTTCAAAGAAATAACAAAGAACAGACAAATTATATTTTACTTTTATAGTATTCTATTTTTTCGAGCAAATCTACATCAGCAAATTTAGCTATTTCTCTAGACTTATTCAATAAAGTTATTGACAATTCTTCTCCTAAGTATTTAGAAAATAAATATTGTTGTCCTTGTTGCATAATATTACAACTATAACACTGAACATGAACATTATCTTCATCCCATCTAGTATAGTAATGCCTTCTACTCATGAAATGTCCGGCTTGAAGCTTTTTCCATTCATCTTTTTTACCACACGTAATGCATTCAGCAATTCCATCTTTAGCGTAACGTTGACGAATGTATTGACTAAAAACTAGATCTAATTTTAAAACCAATGATTTTCTGCTTAATTTCTTAGCCATAATATATTTTTAATAAATATAACTAATAATATTTAATATATACATAATATATTATTAAAAAAAAATATAATATATTAATATAATATTATAATATATACTAGAAAAGAAATTTTACCTTCCTTGACCTGCATATTTCTTTTTATAGTTCTTAGAAGTTTTTAATTGTGAACTTTTAGATTTAGCGTGAATATTTGGTCTTGAAATATTCTTTTCAATTTTTACAATAAACGAAGTTTGCTTTGCCATTTGTATGCAGAATAAA